TCACTATTTTCTGAAACAATTGATTTTAAATCAATGCCTAAAGTTTGTAAATGTTTTGATGCTTTATCTGCTGGATTAATTAATGAACCCACCGCTGACTTTATAGCATTTGCAGATTCTGCTGCTGGAACACCAGCCTCTTTCATTGCAACCATCATTACAGCAACATCTTTAAATGATCCTCCCAGTTGTGCTACAACTGGGGATGCTTTAGGAATAGCCTCAACAATATCCTGTAAACTTGTACTTGTTTGGTTTTCTACAGCATTTAAAAAGTTAATAGATTCACTTAATTGATTAGTATTAAGTTTAAAAACGTTTTGTAAAGATATAGTTGCTTTAACCGCTTGTTGCCTATCAACTTCTCCAAGAACTGAGAGTCTGACAGCCTGATTAGTAGCATTTAATAAATCTTGACCTTCTGCTCCAGTTGCTGCAATATCAGCAGCGATAGCAGCAGTTTCTTGAATTGGAACACCTAATTGTTGAGCAATTTGGGTTGAAAGTTTAGTAACATCAGATTTAATTTTTTGAATAGTAGAATCAGATGCAGCCGTTAATCCACTTCCATAAACTTTAACAACCCTAGTAAGTTCTTTATCAAATTCTAAAAATGCTTGAGCCGCTTTTTGACCAAATAGGGTAATCGGGACAGTTAAACCAACAGTTAACTGACGACCAGCCCACTGAGTATTTTTACCCCAGTTAATTAAAGCATCTCCACCTTTATATAAAGATAGATTATATAATTCTTGTTGTTTTCTTGCTAGAGCAGTTTTATTAGATAATTCATCTACTTGCCTTAAAGTATCTACATAAACACGGCCACCCTTAAAGGGATCACTTCTAATTATAGATTGCTGTAACGCTACCTGTTGATTTGCAAGATCGCGCAGAGAGCCTGTGAGAGATTTCTGTCCTTGTTTCCAAACATTAAAGTATTCACCTACTTTAAGTTTTCCATCCTGTAAAGATCTACCAAATTTTTCAGTATTATCTTTAAGATCAATAACTGATCTATTAAAAGCACCACTAGATTTAATTACTGAATCATAAGCACTAACAGCATTTTTTATAGAAGTAATTTGAGCATCAGAGATACCACCAACTTTTGCAATATCATTATTTAACTCAGTAACTTTATTTCTAAGTTTATTAATTTCTGATAAAACATTAGAAAAATTACCAGTTGCTACTACATTAAGATTAATATTACTCATATTTAATCAAGACCGATAGACTCATAACCTAAGTTAATACCTATACCAAAGCCAGCCTTTGCTGCCTCCCTACCAGATAATGTTGTAATATCTCTTGAAGGCGCACTAGACTGCCCACCACCTTCAATTTCTACTCCTTGAATAGCCGCAAGGAATTCTCTTTCACTATTTTGTTTTTTACTTATTGCGTTAATTGTTTCCATAAGTTCCTCAAGTGTAAGACTTTCCTCCAACTCTTCATAATTTTTCCAACGACCTAACAAAAAAACTTCTGATTCCAGAGCGGCAAGATCTAGTTCATCCCAGCCGTTACCGCTCCTAGGAGATTTGGGTCTGAATTCTTTAAGCCTCCTGCTACCTCAAGAATTTTCATCATTGTAGGAATCTCAATAATATCTTCAAATTTTTCTTTATCTTTTGCTAATTCAGGTTTAGTTTTTTCAAGGCATACCATACATGCTTCTATGAAAATTTCCATTGCCTGATCTTCATTTTCCATTTCAGGATCATCTAATTTTTTAATAACTTCCATAAATTTTCTTAATTGTTTAATAGCAAGCGGTTTTACTAAAACTACTTCACCATCTGAAAGTTCTATTTCTATTTCATCATAAATTTTGGTTGCCACAAAATCCTCCTGTTATTCATTTAAATTATATCAAATTCATTAATAAATACATAAACTAACCCCGCCTATAAGGCGGGGTTAGCACTTTATTAAGTTGTAATTTTATTAACCAGTAAACTCTGTACCTGTGTAAATTCTATCAATAATTTTACCGTATTCAGAACCCTGAGAGTTAGTATCAGGTAGAATTCTGAATGTAACAGGGAATACAGTAGCAGCATCACGCTTAAGACTATGAGCAACTGTATCCATAGAAACAACTCTACGGGCAAAGTAGACTCTTTCTGTATTATTATTACTAATTTGTGCAGAAGCAGAAGCCCATGCGGCATTTGTTGCACCGGGAGTAGCCTGACTTACGAACACTAATGATCTTTCAACTGGGTCAGAAGCGAGCGCACCAGCAGGTAAACTTAAAATTACTGATGACGCAGTTGAAGTATTAATTGTGTTTTCATTTCCAAATGCAACTTCTAGGTTAGCAAGAGTGGCCTCTGTAAGAGTTGTCTTTGCTGTAACTTTAAGTGACTGCTTGAAAATTTTTGCTACGTCAAGTAACTGATCAACCATAACCTCACCATATGAAGGTTCATATGAAATTTCGACACCCTCTGTAGTAAGACCAGCCTCAATCCAACTTGCTGAGTTTCTTAGACTTGCTGCTCCTGATGAACCAGAAACCCATGTTGGTTCTGCTGGACGACCTCCAGTTTTTGTTGTGCTTGCACTAAAGAATATGTTTGCTGCACCAACTACAATATTTCTAACATCTGTAGCCATATTTATTTTTCACCACCTTTATTTTATGTATAATATTGGTGACACTTCCTCAATACTTATATTACCATAGGTCGGCTAAAAAGCATTATAAGTATCTTAAACCTTTTAGGTTACGAGTATAACAATATGTTATTTCTATCGTAGCAGTTTGATTATTAGATTCTGAACCAATATTTGGACTTAATATACCAGATATATATGTTTTTAAAAATCTGAAAGAATCATCTGTTAATGATTTATTAATTTCACTTGCAGAAATATCATATCTTCTAAATAAATCTTTAGTTAATTCTACAATAGAATATATTTGAGAATATGCTGACCCCACTACCGTTAGTGTGGCAACTTCTTCTGTCACCCAAAAGTCTGATCCATAATCTAGTGTTTCAATATCATAAACAATATATGGCATGTTTGGTAAAAGATTTTGAAACTCTGGAATTTGTTGAGAAGGAATTATTGGATTAAGTTTAGTTGACATTTTATCGACCCAATAATCATTAGGGTTTAAAATATTTTGACTTTGTAATTCTGTCCATAAATATGATCTTATTCCAGAAAAAGCCATCTTAGTATAATCAGCCATTAAATTTCACCTTTAATATCATATTTATCACAAACATCTTTAATGCATTTTATAATTTCAGAAGAAGTATATCCTTCTTTTTTTAATGTTTTAGAAATATCTAATTCAAGTTTATTAAAAATTTTACTTTTATTTATTGCTGATTGTGCCATACCAGTTTCCCATTTTTTAATATATTTTTGAAGAGACTTTGTAGTATTTCTACCACCGGGAAATTTATTTTCAATAACAGTACCCCGACCCCTAAATACCAATGGTCCATTTTTTCCATTCTTCAAAAAAACAATATTATTTTTAGCAATCCATCTAATAGGTTTTCCAGATTCCATAATTTCTGCCTTATCTTTAAATATATAAGACTTTGTTACACTTTTACCGCTTATACCCTGTTTCTTTAAACCTCTTGCAATAGGAACCCTTTTTTTAGATTTTTTTAAAATAACATTTATTTGAATGTCTGATCCAGAAACAGATCTTTTTAATTTAAAAAGTCTAGCACTATCTTTACCTACCTCGCCCCACTCATATAAATGATGAAACTCAGACTTTGAAGAACGAGATGTACGATTCAAACTTTTAATAAAATCTTTAGCAGCAATAGACCCAACAGCACGGGCAATATTTTTAGTATTTTGTTTAGTTGGAATTCCTTCTAATGAATCCATTAATTTTTTTGATTTAACTTTAAAATCATTATCATCTAATTTAATAAGAATCATTATCTTGAATATTTACCCTTCCTAGAGTAACATCATAATGAGATAATCTACCAAATGGATCAGTCATAGGATGACAAGCATTAACTTCAAATATTGTTGGTTTTTCTGATAAAGTATCCATTTCAATAAAAATTATTTTATTATCAGAACTACGAATATTAGAAATCCTCCATCTTTTAGATAACGGAACTAAAAATTTTGCTCTTAATATAGATGTTTCATCATAAGAATGATCAGAATTATATGATTTACCATCTTGAGTTTTTCCACCAGTATTACCAGTTTTTGCAGGTTGAATTTGACAATTAACTGTTCTTTTAAATTCCCAATGCCTAGTTATAGTACCAGTATTTGAATCTTGAGTATTTTCTTGTTCATATATATCTGCCCTCATCATCATTGTAGAACCAATATATGAATATCTCAATAACATTTAAATCAACACAATTCCGATATTTTTATATGCATCAAGGATGGAATCAACCATAGCATTACCTGTTCCAACAAATGCCGCAGCATTCAATTCAAATGTTATTTCACTAAGATTTATTTTACTTAGATATTTATTTCGCCATTGAAAATCATTTGATAAATAATCAGCAATAAGCATAATGGTTGCTGTTCTTATATCTTGTGGAACATATTGCCAACCAATAACTCCTTCTATCGTATATTGTTTATTATCATAAAATCTTCCAAATTTACCCATAACAGGATAAACATCTTGAGTGGGTCTTGGAACAGTATAAGTAGAATTTGCTGTTGATAAATATAATGATCTACCAGTATCACTTAAATTAAGATCCGCCCCCAAATCGTTATATCCAGAACTAGCACTATAAATTAAACTAGTCTCTTCATAAATATTTGATATAGAAAGCATTTTTTCTGTTAAGAAAAGACTATCTGTCCCAAAACCCCATACCATCTGGGAACCAGTTCTTTTATTAAAATTTTGCATAGTATAATTTTGAATTGTTGCCCTTGCCATACGTTCCGCAAAAAGTATCGTTTCAGGATCAACATAATCATCATCATAACTTTGAACACCAAAATTTAATTCTCCAATAATTTCAGGAAGAGTTGCATAAGGTGTAACAACATTAGTAAAACTATTCTCAGACACTGATGCAGAGTCAAACGAGTAGTTCCATTGAATCCTTAACATTCTATCAGTAGATGAAAGGGTGGGTGTTATTTGATAATAATACTCACCCGGCCC